ACGGCTACGGCTACGGCAACGGCTACGGCGACGGCAACGGCTACGGCTACGGCGACGGCTACGGCGACGGCGGTTTCTCAGAAGACGACGACGAATAGCGCTCTGGTTTCCGGCGTCCGCGCCGGTTTCCCGAACGCTATCCACCAAGTGGAGACGACCATGAGCATCAGCGATCAGCACAGCATCGAATTTGAGTTCAAGGAATTGCAGCCATCAATCGGCGGCGTCCGTCTGGACATCTACATCAGCGGTGTTGCCGAGCTTGCAGCGGATCCGGGATACCAGTTCTACGTCAAGAGCATTCGTCTCGATGGGACCGCACTGGACAAGTTTGCCCGCCCCACTCTGTTCGGAGGAAGGCCCCGCAAGGCGGCAATCGCCATCATCAGCAAGCCTGCGAAGGACGACACGTCTCTGGAAGCGCAGCTTTTCCGCTGGCTGGAAAGCGCGATCTACGACGATGAACTGGCGCTCCGTGCGTGGTCCTCCGAGATCGATGAGGCCGCCTGATGCTCGCCCCTCTCTGCCTCACCATCATCGCCGCTGGCATCCCGGTCATGTTCTGGGCGGCGCTCACGGAGCCACGGTCTTGAACACCCTCGCAACATTCCTTCACCGCCACCCGTGGCTGACCCTAACCGCCGCCATTCTGTTCGTGGCTGCGTATGATGGACCGCTGCCATGACGCCCGCAGTCAGAGCGCTCCCTGCCGAGGATAGAGAGCTTTGGCGGCCCGATATGGCCGAGCAGATCAAGGCTGCCGAGGTTCTCCTTAGCCACAGTCTTCATCCCGAAGCGCGTCAAGCCGTTCGCCAGAGAATGCTCGACTGGCTGGCCCATGCTCAAGGTTGTCGCCGTCGCGCACACGAATACAAGCGCTGGGCGCTGGAATACGAAACAGCCGGGAACCTCGTTCGGTACCGGGAATATCGCAGCAAATCCGACAAGTCATGGCTGATGGCGAAAGACGCGCTCACCCATGCGCGCCGTGAGCGCAACAGCCTCAAGGGAGAATTCCAATGGCACTGAAAATCACCCGCGCATCCGACCCCATCACCGTCGAGCGACTGAACACTGTGATTTATGGTCCGCCCGGCTTGGGCAAGACCAGCCTTGCTTTCACGGCTGATACGCCCCTGCTTCTCGACTTTGACAACGGGTCACACCGTTCTGCCAACCGCAAGGATACGGTTCGGGTTTCCAATTGGTCCGATGTGGCAGGCATCACCGCCGATGACCTCGCGCCGTTCAATACGGTTATCGTGGACACGGCAGGTCGCGCGCTCGACATTCTCACTGCCGACATCATCCGGGCAAACCCAAAGCACGGTCGCGGCGGTGCGTTGACTTTGCAGGGTTATGGCGAACTCAAGAGCCGGTTCACTTCCTTCCTCAAGCTCTTGAACAGTTTCGGCAAAGACGTGGTTCTGATCGCCCACATGGACGAGCAGCGCAATGGTGACGACATCATCGAGCGCCTTGATGTGCAGGGAGGGTCGAAGGGCGAGATCTACAAAGCAGCCGACGCCATGGGCCGTCTTGTCATCGCCAACGGTCAGCGCCGCCTTCTGTTCTCACCGACCGATGCAGCCTTTGGCAAGAACCCCGGCCAGCTTCCGCCGCTCGACGTTCCAGACTTCGCCAGCGCCGAATTCGACATGTTCCTGGCTACTGTCATTGAGCGGATCAAGGGACGCTTGAATGAGCTTACCGCAGACCAGCGCGAGGCTATGGCCGAACAGCAGTGGTTCCGTGACACGCTGCCGAAGGTTGCGGATGCGGACGGCATCAACGCGCTGATCGAACGTGCAGCTTCGGCAGGCAGGACCGTGAAGGCAATGCTGCACTCCCGCGCGATCGAGCTTGGTCTGAAAGCGGACAAGGAGCATGGTTGCTATGTCGAGCGGCAGAAGGAAGCCGCCTGATGCTGGCTCGCGTCTCGAATATCGATGCCTACCGGCGCTGGAAGGTCTGGCAACCCCTGTTTGACGGACAGGAAGAGCCGACCGTCGATGATCTGGTGAAGCTCATCACTGTCGATGAGCCGTCCGAAGCCATGAAGGCCGGGACCGCATTCCATAAGGCTCTGGAGCTGGCGCAGGACGGTTCTCACGACAAGTTCGAGGCAAACGGCTATCAGTTCATCTTGCCCGATGCCGAACTGTCCCTGCCTTCCATCCGCGAAATGCGCGCCTATGGCGAGTATGGCGAACTGACCGTTACAGGACAGGTCGATGCTGTCGAGGGCAAGACCGTTATCGACCACAAGACCACGGGCCGGTTTGACCCTGAGCGCTATCTCGATGGCTGCCAGTGGAAATTCTATCTCGACCTGTTCGGCGCAGACGAATTCCGCTGGAACATATTCGTCATCAAGGAAATCGAGCCGCAGGTTTACCGCGTCTCGGAGCCGCAAGTTCTCAAAGCCTACCGATACCCGGAAATGCGCGCGGACTGCGAGGCACTTGCAGCAGACTACCTCGAATTTGCCCGAGAACACCTGAAACCCGAACTCCCGGAAGCCGCAAAGCTTCTCATGGCCGGATAGCGCCTCCCAAGCGCTCCCTCCCCGACAGCTCTCGCGTCCGGGGAGGGTTAGATACGAGGAAAGAACATGGACAAAGAATTTTCCGACGAACTGACCCGGTTCAACTTCTGGATGGTCTGGTGTGAAGACGGCGGGTCGCCACGCGTCCGGCACTGCAACAAGCAGCTTGCAGTCGCTGAAGCCGAACGTCTCGCGAAGCTCAATCCCGGTCAGGTGTTTTTCGTTCTGAAGGCGACCGCCGGCGTATTCGCCAAGGAGCCGGAGCTTCGGCGCGTGAAGTTCGAGTACGACCCCCCACTCCCTTTCTGATTTCGAGGAAAGAACATGGCAACTGCACCGATCCCGCTCCGATACGAAGGCGATGGCGAATTCCGTGTCATGTCAAATTTCTGGATGGCACGAGCCGACAAGGATTTCGTCGTCGGTGAGACATACAAGATGGTCGAGCATCACGACCGTTCGACCGCCAGCCACAACCACTACTTCGCAGCTGTTCAAAACGGGTTCGACAATCTGCCCGACCATATGAAGGGCGAATATCCGACCTCCGAACACCTTCGCAAAAAGGCACTGATCCGCTGCGGCTATCGTGACGAGCGGGACATTGTTCTGTCTTCCAAGGCGGAAGCCGAGCGCGTTGCGGCCTTCCTGCGCCCGATGGACGAGTATGCCATCGTCGTTCCGGTGAACTGCGTCGTCCGCGTCTGGACCGCCAAGACGCAGAAGAAAAGTGCCATGGACGCGCGGGAGTTCCAGCAGAGCAAGAGCGACGTTCTCGACTTTATTGATGACCTGCTCGGCGTAGAGCGCGGCGCTACCGCCAGATCGGAGGCGGCATGAACGCCCTCGATCACCTCCGCCGCTATCCCAACGCCCGCCCCAGCACAATTGCCGTTCTGGTCGAGCGCGAGCGCACACACGCCAAACTCCGGGCCGAAGTCCTGAAACTCCGCCGCAAGGAGCGCATTGCCCGCATTAAGAAGGCTCTCCGTTGGCCTGACTGGGTATGGAGGTGAAGATGGAGGGCTGGCGCGAAATGTTCCGCTTCCGGATATACTGGGTCAATGGCGAGTTCGGGTTTCATATCGGCTGGGTGTGGATTGCTATCCTCGCCGTGATCGCATGGTGGGCGATATCATGAGCCGACGCGAATTCTCCCCAACCGTTTACGCCCAGATCGTCAAGCGCGCGATGCTGCCAAGCGGCGAAATCGCCTGCGAAGGTTGCGGCCTGATCCTCGGAAAGAAGCCCTATCACGTCGATCATACGAAGCCCGACGCTCTGGAAATAGACAAGAGCCGCAAGCTCACCCCGGAGGACGGGAAGTTGCTCGGCGTTGAGTGCTGCCATGCTCCAAAGACAAAGCAGGACGTGGCAGTCATAGCCGAGGCGAAACGCCGCGAGGCCAAGCACCTTGGATTTCGGAAGCCCAAGAAGCAGCGCATCCCCTCACCGCCCAAATCTCCCAAGACGCCGCCGAAGCCAACCCTTCCGCCGCGCGCTCTGTTTGTCGCCAAGGAGGCGAACCATGCAGATTAACTCCCTCTCCGACCTACGCAAAGCCGTCGAGGCCGACACCGAAGGTCGATGGAACGCGCTTGGCGTTCTGGATGCTGTTGACCGCCTCACCTCCGCAACGCCGCCTGATGTGGCGAACTGGACGGCGGCAATAGTCGAAGTCCGCAAGATGGTTGAGCAATGGGCCGGCAGTGCATTCGTCGCAGATGAGGGACTCTCTTTTGACGACATGACGGATGCCGAGAGCAAGTCTGCGCTCTACGATGACCTTTGCAGCATCATGAACAGGCTCCAATGGGTTGAGGATGAAGCCGCCACCGCGCTCCGTCTCTCCGCAGGTGGTGGTAAGACCGAGCGACGCAAATTCTATCATCACGGCTATTCGACCGCAGAGCTTTTGAAAGCTCGAAAGTCGCCGCCAGAGTTTTTCACCGACGACGGCGAAGCGTGGCGTTACGAATACACCCATGCGGACGGCGAGGGCGGCGCTTACGACATGCTCTATCGCCCCGCATCCCCCACCGTGGAGGCTGGCCATGTCGAGTGAGCCCCGAGAATACCTGATCCGCAAGGGCGGCTATTACTATCGCCCTAACTGCTCAGGCTACACAACCAGCAAGTTTGAGGCAGGGCGATACACCAAGGCTGAGGCTGAGCGCGAAGCCGCGGTCGAGCCGTGGCATATGTCGGCTATCCATCAGGACGATGTTGAAGATGATCCAGTGTCATCCCGTATCCGCATGGACACTGCCCGCATCGAAGCCTTGGAAGCCGAGAATGCCGAGCTTCGGAATAAGCTGAGCGGCTGTCAGTGGTATTGGCCGGAAGACGATACAAGTTCCGAGATGTGCGCCGGCTGCCCGCAGGAGGTTGTCCAGAACGCCTACGATTGGAACCACCCTGAAAAGCCATACGTCATCGCAGTGGCGCGCGGCGGCGTCATTGAAGTCACGTATTGTGCGGCTCTGCCACCCGCCGAGGACGCAGACAGCGACGATGAATTCTGGATCGAGGCTGAAACCGAAGAAGCCGCGCAGGCCATGCTTGATGCCGAAATTGCCCGCCGCGCCCGTGAAGGAGGTAACGCAGATGGTTGATGCGCCGGAGAGGATTTGGGCTTACCACAACGGAAACAGTCAGACTTACCTGACCAGCCCCAACAAGTTTCACAACGTCGAATACGTCCGCGCCGATCTGTATGAGCAGGTGAAGCGGGACAATGCCGACCTGAAAGACCTGCTTGATGACGCTCGCAGTGGTGCAGCCAAGCTTCTTGCCGATCGCATCAGGTCAGAAGCCGCCGAGCGCCTTGCCGGGGCGCGGATAGATACGGGATGCAGGGATAGGAACGGCGAACCCATCTATCTTGGCGATAAAGTTCGCTACAACCTCGAAGGCTCCCACACGAAACAGGAATACTGGAACCCAGAGTACGAGGTGATTTTTGTCCCGCCGTCATTCACACTTAAACACGTTGGCGGCGGTAAAGATGGCGGATCGCACGATTTTAAACTGCGCTGTGGCGGCGGTAACGGCGATCTAGAAATCATCGAACGCGGACCTTACCACGCCACCCCTCCCGCGAGCGCGATCAGGGAGGCGCTACCCGCAACGGGTCCGTATGTAGATCGGCTCATTCGCGTCTTCCGAGACCGCCCAGCGGATGACACAAGCGCCGTAGTATTGCAGGACTATGCGCGAGCAGCCCTCGCAGGAGCCAAGCCATGAGCGCGCTGGAGGTGATTGCGCGGGCCTGCACACCGAAACCAGATGAATGCTATCATGGCTCGGCCAGTTTTAGCCTGACATCCGGCGAGTTCCATTGCCTTGTCAAAATGTGGGAACGCGAACTTCCGCGCGCTGACGCGATTATCTCCGCGCTCACCACCGCCGGCTATGTCATCTTGTCTCCCGACGAGGTGCGGGGGATGGAGCGCGACAGGCAGGCGGTCGAGTTCGCGGCGCGCTGGTGCTGGCGCACAGACCCGCCGAACGCCAACAACAAGTTGACGGATGCGGAGCGCCTGAGCGTCATCAAGCATCATCCCATCGTGAAGAAATACGGTCAACCGCATATCGGGTTGGCCGAGCGGGAAAACTTGCTGAAAGGGTCAGCCCCATGACCCCATCAATCCGCCAGTATTCCGGCCTCCCGAGCGGCATCGGCAAATGCCTCCTGCGCCTTGGCCTGCGCCAGCACATCTTCGGGGTTGGAATAGGCTTCCAGCGCCGCCTTGCGGGCTGCCAGATAGGCAGGACCGTCGCCCGGCCAGTCGCCCAGCAGCAACTCGACGGCGCGGCCGAGGCGCGTGACGGCGACAACGCTGCTGTCGGTTACGAAAACATGCACGGGCTTGTCCCACCAGGCAGATGTGTCGGCCATGTCGGCCTCCTTTCCCTGTGGCAACGGGGGACGGGGCACGTTGTTCCGAGAATGTACCGATCCTCAAGGCGCGACAGGATCATCCGGCACCCGGCTCCCGTAGGCGCGAACGATAAGGTTCGCTTTGCCGATGCAGGTGTAGCAAATGTCCTTGCAATTGAGACCACAGATCATTTTCGCCACCTCGTCGCGTGTAGGCTTTTTCGAGGCGGTCAGGAGCTTAACTCCTACGAAAATCGCCGTTTCTGGCGACAGGACAACCTTGCGTCCGGCGTGCCCTCTCTCCATCAGGGCCTCGCCAAGCTCCTTTTCGTCGCGCCGTTGCCTGTCCATGTTTCCTATTTGTTCTAATCGGGATAGGAGTCAAGCCAATGAGTAGGCCCCAGCCCACCGTTTACACACCCGCCCAGCTTGCAGACCGATGGGCTTGCTCTGAGAGCCATGTGCGCAATCTGATCGCACAAGGCCGCTTGCCTGCATTCAGGTTGGGGGGCAAGCTGATTCGGATCAGGGCGAGCGATGTGGAGAGATACGAATGCCAGACTGGCGAATCACCCGATTGCGCGGGGAATACTGCGTCACATGGGATGAAGGAGACATCAGGCGTCGTTATCGCCTTGGGACAGACGACCCCAAGGAGGCGGCCCGCCGCGCCCCGGCTCGATACGCGGAACTGACACGGCCAAAAGGCTCTACAGTCAGGGAGCTTTGGCAGAGCTATTGCCTGGATAAGGAAGGGCGAGCGGTCGTCACCACGATGAAATACACGTGGAAGGCCCTTGAGCCGTTCTTTGGCGATCTGGAAGGGGAAGCGGTCAGCGTAGCCGATTGTCGGGCCTATACCGAATCAAGAAGACTGTCCGGGAAAAAGGACGGTTCTATCCACACAGAGCTAGGCCACCTGAGATCGGTGCTTGTCTGGGCGCAGAAGCAGCGCCTTATAGCGCATGCGCCTCATATCGAGCGCCCGACGAAACCGGAGCCGAAGGACGGGTATCTGACGCGGCAGGAAGTTGGCTTGCTCATGGAGAAGGCGAACGTCCCGCATGTGCGCCTTGCCATCCTGCTTATGATCTCGACAGGGGCCAGAAGCGCGGCCGCGCTTCAACTCACATGGGATCGGGTGGATTTCGACCGTCGCATGATCCAGCTTCGCAATCCTTTCGACCGTACGCGGCGCAAGGGGCGCGCCACAGTGCCGATCAATGACACTCTGCTCTCTGCCCTTCATGAGGCCAAGGAGGGCGCTCTGACGCCATATGTGATCGAATGGGCTGGCAAGCCTGTGCTGTCTGTCAAAAAGGGCATCAAGACGGCTGGCAAAGCAATCGGCAGACCCGACGCCTCCCCTCACATGCTGAGGCATTCGGCGGCCGTCTGGCTGGCCGAGGATGGGCACTCCATGGAAGAGATTGCGCAGTTCCTTGGGCATGAAAATAGCCGCATCACCTTCAAGGCATATGCTCGCTATTCGCCTGATTACCTGCGCAGGCTGGCCGCCTCCTTGGAGGTCTAGGTTCGGTGAACCTGTAGACCACTTCGTAACAGCGGCGCAAAGCCTTGGGGCGCTGGTGGGCGATGACGGGCTCGAACCGCCGACATCTTCGGTGTAAACGAAGCGCTCTACCAACTGAGCTAATCGCCCTTAGCGGGCCGGACCATTAAGCAGTTCCGGCCGGCTTCGCAAGTCCCCAGACGCGATTCAGCGGCTTGCCGGGGTGATAAGGAAAGCCGAAATCGGGCTTTCCAGAAAAACATTCAATCTTTTCACACAACCATCACCGGAGCGCTTGACACCTGCCGGGGAACCCCTTATCCACCCGCCCAACGACGAACACATCAACGGTGTCCGTCCAAGCGCGGGTGTAGCTCAGTCGGTTAGAGTGCCGGCCTGTCACGCCGGAGGTCGCGGGTTCGAGCCCCGTCACTCGCGCCATTTTTCAATAGTTTACCAGATTTGGTTCGAGAACCTCTGAAAGCCGGAACGGCGTTCGGAATTGCGGTCAGTCGACCCTTCCCGCCTGAAAATATCCGATAGGCAGCCCCGGCAAACTCGGGGGCGGCATCCCGCTCGACGCCATCGGCATTGCGCTGTTGGCCGGCGTGCTGGAACACGCCGTTTCAAGCGAGGCGCAGAGAGCCACCTCGGCCCGCGCTACCGCGATCTGAACAGCAAACCCTGGTCCGCGGTCAGGCGCACGGAAAGCGCCGGATTGCCCAACATCCTCAGCAATCAGAAATACCTCGGCCACGCCGACGGCCTGACCGGGTTGGGCAGCCTCGAAAGAACCGCAGCGGGGCTTTTCCGCCGCCTGCGGCAGCGCCTCGCGAACTGTCCGCTCCGCCAGGAACCGGGGGAAGCCAATGGCGGCCTGAACCGTCCGACAGGCGGATCGCGCGATATCCCCCGCCACCAGAAGGGCGGGATCATCGATCATGGCCTCGAACTCGGCCACCACCAGCACGGTTCCGGGCAATTCGCCCTGCAGTCTGGTGAGGTCGGTCAGGCGCCAACGCGCCCTCCCATGGGCTGCATCCGCCCGCGCTCGACGACGACCGGGCTGGCCATATGCCGGGCCACCGCGAGCCGTCCGCGGCCATCACGTTCGGTCATAGCATGAAACAAAGAAAAACCCCGCCGGCAACCGGCGGGGTTTTGCTATTCACGAACGAGGCAGAACCTGCCCCGATACAGCGGCAGCGGCTTAGTTGACCGCGTCCTTGAGGCCCTTGCCGGCGGTGAACTTCGGCACCGTGCGGGCCGGGATCTTCACCTCGGCGCCGGTCTGCGGGTTGCGGCCGGTCGACGCAGCGCGCTTCGACACCGAGAAATTACCGAAACCGACAAGCCGGACGTCCCCACCGTTCTTCAGTTCGCCGGTGATGACGGAGAACACCGCATCGACCGCCGACTGTGCGTCAGCCTTGGACAGTTTCGCAGCATCGGCGACAGCGGACACCAGTTCGTTCTTGTTCATAAAATTTCCCTTCCATGAGAAAACCAGGACGAAAGACTCATCCGGCAGGAGCCGAACTTTAAAAAGAAGCGCGACCGCAACCAAGCGAAATTCCGGCTTCGGGGGCTGAGAATCCCCTGTTTTCCGGGCTTTTCAAGTAAAAAAGCCGGGCACAGGGCCCGGCTTCTTCGATTGATGCAGCGCAACGTGAGCGAGCGCTAATGTGCCAGCGCCTTTCCCGCCTCGTCGGTGGTGTCGACGGCGGCCGGCGTTTCGGCAGGTTCCACCCACTCGATCGGCTCCGGCATGCGCACCAGCGCATGGCGCAAAACCTCTCCGACGCGGCTGACCGGGACGATCTCCAGGCCGTTCTTCACGTTGTCCGGTATCTCGGCCAGATCCTTGGCATTCTCTTCCGGGATCAGCACCTTCTTGATACCGCCGCGAAGCGCGGCCAGCAGCTTCTCCTTCAACCCGCCGATCGGCAGCACCCTGCCGCGCAGCGTGATCTCGCCGGTCATCGCCACATCGGCTTTCACCGGAATGCCGGTGAGCACCGAGACGATGGCGGTGGCCATGGCCACGCCGGCCGAGGGACCATCCTTCGGCGTCGCGCCTTCCGGCACGTGGACGTGAATGTCGCGCTTGTCGAAGAGCGGCGGCTCCACGCCGAAATCGATGGCCCGCGAGCGGACATAGGATGCCGCCGCCGAGATCGATTCCTTCATCACGTCCTTCAGGTTGCCGGTGACGGTCATGCGGCCCTTGCCGGGCATCATGACACCCTCGATCGTCAGCAACTCGCCGCCGACCTCGGTCCACGCCAGCCCGGTGACGACACCGACCTGATCGTCGGTCTCGGCCATGCCGAAGCGGTAGCGCTGGACACCCAGATAGTCTGCCAGGTTCTCCCTGGTGATCTTCACCGACTTCTTCTTGGTCTTCAGGATCTCGGTCACCGCCTTGCGCCCGAGCTTCATCAGCTCGCGCTCCAGGGAGCGCACGCCGGCTTCGCGGGTATAGGTCTGGATGATGGCGCGGATGGCGTCATCGGTCACCGAGAATTCCTTCGGCTGCAGGGCGTGGTCGCGAACCACCTTGGGCAGCAGGTGCCGCTTGGCGATCTCGACCTTCTCGTCCTCCGTGTAGCCGGCGATCCGGATGATCTCCATGCGGTCCATGAGGGGCGCAGGGATGTTCAGCGTGTTCGCCGTCGTCACGAACATCACGCTCGACAGGTCGTATTCGACCTCGAGGTAATGGTCCATGAAGGTCGCGTTCTGCTCGGGGTCCAACACCTCGAGCAGCGCCGAGGACGGATCGCCGCGGAAGTCCTGGCCCATCTTGTCGATCTCGTCGAGCAGGAAGAGCGGGTTGGACTTCTTGGCCTTCTTCATCGACTGGATGACCTTGCCGGGCATCGAGCCGATATAGGTGCGCCGGTGACCGCGGATCTCGGCCTCGTCACGCACGCCGCCGAGCGCCATGCGCACGAACTCACGGCCGGTCGCCTTGGCGATCGACTTGCCGAGCGAGGTCTTGCCGACGCCGGGCGGTCCGACGAGGCACAGGATCGGGCCCTTGAGCTTCTTCTGGCGGCTCTGCACGGCCAGGTACTCGACGATGCGCTCCTTGACCTTGTCGAGGCCGTAATGATCGGCGTCGAGCACGTCCTGCGCGAAGTTGAGGTCCTGCTTGACCTTGGAGTTGCGGCCCCACGGAATGGACAGCAGCCAGTCGAGATAGTTGCGTACGACCGTCGCTTCCGCCGACATGGGCGACATGGTGCGCAGCTTCTTCAGCTCGGCGTCCGCCTTTTCGCGGGCCTCCTTGGAGAGCTTGGTCTTCTTGATGCGCGCTTCCAGCTCGGCCGCTTCGTCACGACCGTCCTCGCCCTCGCCGAGTTCCTTCTGGATCGCCTTCATCTGCTCGTTGAGGTAGTATTCGCGCTGCGTCTTCTCCATCTGGCGCTTGACGCGCGAGCGGATGCGCTTCTCCACCTGGAGCACGGAAATCTCCGC